CCCCTCTACGGCCACTTGAGTGAAATACGACAGGATGTCTTGTGCGATCACGGTGCGTATCTTGGATTTGTCTTTGTAGGATGAGGGCAAAACCTCGTCTTTGACGAACACGTGTGAAACTGAAGGGAATTTGTCTGGCTGCTCTATGTAGGCCCGTACTGCGTCAAGGAATTGTTTCTTGCCACCCGCAGCCTTCATAAGGTCGGCCCTGCTGGCTTTTCCCCGGGCGTTAAACCTATACGGGAAGCCTGCACTGTATTTCGTCTTCCACTTGTGCAACACATCCTCAGGCGCGACGAGTTTGGTGTCCCGGTATTTATCTGGATTTGAGGCGAAAATAGCCTCCGCCATCTCTTGTCGTTCTTCCTCCGTGGTGAACCCCGTCTCGACTCCAGTGAAGTAACGGTCAGTGATCTCCTCGGCCATGTCCGGCGTAGCGAACCGCATAGAAAATATACCGGCTTCTGCCCCTGAAGCAGCCTGAAGCTCGCTGACCACTTGCTTGAAATCAGGTGTGAGGTTCGGGTTCCGCTGCCGGAAGGGCACCTTTGTCTCCAACTTATACTCGCCCTGGTGCACACGAGTCATCTTGACATCAGGAAAATTCACTTCTGGGAATACCTCCTTGTACCGTTCCAACACTTCTTTCAAATTCAACTTGACGACCCGTTGACCTGGTTGGATCTTGAGGCGGTCTGAGGCCACCATCGTCGTGGTGAAGGTCCCGTCTTTTGGTGTGTAAAGCCAATGGTGCGGCGTATGGATCGAAAACAGGGGTGCCCAGACAACCTTAGCCCTAGGCTTGGTCCCCCACCATTTCCTTGTGGCAACAGTAGCCGCACTCAGCTGGTCAACTAAGGGGTTGTGCAGGGAGAGTTCCAGCCTACGGCCGAGTGTGATCAGGAGTGTGTATTCCTCACTTGTCCACTTCAATCCAACCACAGCGCTGTGTGCTAGTGATCTGTGCAGTATACCTGAGGTCAACCTGAATTTCGTGGTTGCGAGCCATGTCAAATGGTTCAGGTTATCCATTGAAGTCTGGCTTCCAGCGAGTTGCTGGACCACAGTGGACCGCATGAATTTGGCGACAGCCTCGTAACTCTCTTTCCCGTATGAGTGGAATTTTGGCGCTGCCATTGCACCAAATTTCGCATCCACGTTTGGAAGATCAACCAGTTTGGTAAAGGCCGTCTCCATTGTCTGCTGATACAATTCGACCTTCACGTCTCCCTTGACACCACGCCACTGGCCTGCGACCCATTCACCAAAGAAGGCTCCAACTTTTGTTGGGATGTCTGCACCATAGCCCCCCAAATGTTTCCATGGTATGATGGTGCTAGTGGACTTGTGGATGATGTAGTTAACCATGAAGAGGCAGTTGTCACCCAAAGATCTGTACTTGTTCCCATCGAATTGAGCAGCCAAATCCCGATAACCTAACTTGAAGGTTTGAGGGACGGGCACAGCTATGACTTTCACCCAATTTGAACCCAAAAATGCCCCTTGGGGTGTGGACCACTGGACAACAAGGTTACGACCATCACCGACCCGTTGCAACTCCACAAACTTGCCCTTCCACTCGATAACTGCATGCATTGGAGCGAAGTTCACTCCGGCGACGCGGCCAAACAACGGCCGCAAATAAACATAAGCATTACCAGATGGTGGGTGCCGGCAAGCGATCTCCCTCCTGAACTCCAGGATGTCAGGTACAGTGTCGAGGCCTGTGGGGAAGCCGAACCGGGTTGGCAAATAGGAGTACACCTGTGCCTCGGTCATCCCAGGAGACTCATCAATCGGCATTGAAGCGCCAACTGCCCTAGCGAAACGGATGATGTGATTCGCCCAGTCCTTAGCAAGCAGTGAATAACTGGCTATGAAACGCT